TGTCGACAAACACTTGAAGCTTCATTCCTTCATCGTATAAATCTTTGTATAATTTCATTCGTTATTCTCACGCTCTTCTTTGAGTTTGCGTAAAATCCATTCATGATAACGTTCTTGTTTTTCCATGAAAGTTTCCTTTACAGGTTATATATCTGTGATCATGGATGCAGAATTTGAATCTTTTCGTCCAGATATTGTGTTTTTTGATTATTGGTGTTAACCTCATCAATCAAAAGCTCAAGCTCACGATCATGACGTTGGTCGATTGTGTTTGATCGAGCAGCATGTGCTGAATGTTTTGCGGCCAACACAATAAAATTATCTTGTAGTTGTGCAACTTCTTCTTGTAGTACTTCTACCTTTGCATCCACTTTTTTTACTTCTTCGCCCATAGCTACCATAGACAAAAACCAAATCACGGCTAGTTCCATTTATTCATCTCCTTTTGATTTTTTGGCGTATTTCCAAAGTTTGACATAATATTTAAATGTTTGAGGGTAGTTCGTAGGACTTGGTAACTTAACACCACGACTAGTCCAGTAGTGAATAAATTGTGTTATTTCATAGTCCATACAGATATATATCTTTCTTTATAATAATCGGGAGAGGAACCTTCCTAGGTGTTCCTCTCCCTATCTTCACCGTCCGCCGGAAGCCCACGCCCCATTCTAAGCCGAGGGTACTTACCATTCCAAAAGCTGCAGCCTTATGGATGGATTTTCTGGCGACCCCTGAAGGATTCGAACCCTCGACCTAGTGCTTAGAAGGCACTTGCTCTATCCTGCTGAGCTAAGGAGTCATTATAATTCTTTTTTCGGTAATTCAACTTTCATACAAATGGCTTGCATGTTAGGTGGAAAGTATCCATTCATGCCACCAACTTCTGCACTTAACTTTTCGCGTTCAGCAAAACACTCTAAATGCGTTTCAAATATGCCATTTCCAACAGTCATAATTTGGCCGTCCCAGTATGTTATGAATACAAGTAACCAGGTCATTATTTTACAAACTCAACGGTGTATGTTTTACCGTTTTCTTTCCACGTAATTGTTGAGTAATCATATACTCGTGTTTGTTGATTTTTCCAATGCTCAACTTGTTGGCACTGACGTTCAGTACGATATCCAGTTACAACTTGTTCAGTCCTTGGCTTTGATCCTTTGTCAGCGCCAATGATACCACCCATGACAGCACCTGCTGCAGCACCATCGTCTTTACCAGTCAATCCTTTGCCAAGGATACCACCAATAATCATACCAGCTAGTGCTCCACCAGCTGCATCGCCTTGGCTTTGACGTTGTCCATAAATTGGTACTTGAACGTTTGAACATTCTTTTTTATAGAATGGTACCATTTCTGTTACTGTCGCATAATGGTCAGTAATTCTTGCTTTCACATTGTCCGCAGCAGCTGTGGATGCTACCGCAAGAAATGGAATTGTTAATAGGATTTTCATTTAATACTCCCCCCATTTGTTAATATCAGATGTCTCAATAAACTTCATAAAGCGTTTGTGAGACTTATTTGATTCCCAAATGGCGCCAGCCATGAAGACACAATATCCCAAGCAAACTAGTGATGCAATCATAAAAATGTTATCAGCAGTCATTTCTTTTCTCCATATTCAATAATCATACACTCCACCAAGTCGCAGATCCAGTCTACGTCTTCTTGACTACATGGCGGAACTTCACCTTTATAGAGACCAATAGTTATCTCTTCTTCAATTTGTTCACGGTTGGCTTTACCGTCGATATAAGGCTGATGGTAACCTTGTTCTAGGATATGGAAGACCATCTGACCATGTTGTTCTGAATTCAGATACATTACGATAGCTCCCATCCTAGATACGATTTTACAAAGTCTTTACCACAATCCTCAGCAAAGGCTAGGACTAATTGCTCACGTGGCGCAGTGTCCATTTCATTGACCAAGTCTGCAATTGCTTCACCATCTGAGTTACGAAACAATGTAACTGCTTTTTTAAATTCTTTTAGATCGTCCATATAGCAGTCAAACAAATCAGTGTCGGCAACTTCTTGAGCATAGCTGAATGTCTGATCCATCAATTTGTTGATGGCATTTAGTGGAGTTTCCAACCAGAATTTTTGAGCGTTAGTCATATTGTTTCCTTTCATTCCTTATACTACTAATATACCATATTATGCAGGGAATGTAAACAACTTTGTTTCGTTTGAAATCAATCACTTACGTTTTTTTTTATTTTTATTTTCGATCCATTCGGGCCAGTTTATTTTATCTAAACTTGTGACATCATCGCATGGATCGTCGATAGATCGACCATCGCTGTCTTTGCTCATTTCTTTACAATCCTTACTTCTACGTTATCTGGTGTTTGTACCAATGGTTCAACGTCTTTATAATAGTATAGGACAAATTGTTTATCAGAAAATTCTTTGAAAATATTATTCCAAATTGGTCGCCAATTGTTTGTCAATCGTTGAGTGTTAGCCACCTGCCTGTCTGAGCTCATGTACATATCTGTTGTACTTGTAATATCAAAAGCAAACATAGTGTCAAATCCATACATGTGGATCTCATCACATTCAAGTTTATTTGCGGTGTAGTGTGTTGCAAGGTGACCGCAGTTAAAATCTGTATAGTTCTTAACATATTTAGGCAAATGAAGATAAAATTCTTTAATTTGTTGTGCATGTTTCATATAAAATGCTGGTTTCATTTCCATCCATTTTTTAGGTCTAGCTCCTAGTACCCAATCACCTGGTACTGTAACCACACCTTCATAGATAGCTTTCATCATCTTAAAGTCTACCATGCATGTTGTGTACACATTATCAACAGCAAACGGTGGAAGATTACACGTAATCTTTAGCCCTTTCGATGGTTTATACAAAGAAGAGGATTTGCCATTACCAATCACATGACCTACTCTAGCCATTCATCATACTCCGAATCTTATCTTTACCTTTTTTACCTGTCCAATGCATAATCTTAATATTTTTTGGTGCAGTGTTATCAATTAAATCTAATCTTAATGTGTTATACTCTCTTGGCAGGTCTGATATATGTATCATTCTTCTCATACCTTCTCTGACCAAAGCATGGAGAATTTCTTGATCTCCGTCCTGTGGATTGGTATCACACGCTGTAACCCATTCTGATAAAATGTTAGGCCAACTTTGGAATGCTACTACACCTGAGTTGTGCCAGCGTTCTTCTCTACGACGAGACCACGGTAGGTCTTCAACCATTCCTAATTTATTTGGTTCGATGTGATTCCATATACCATCAAGATTACCACGTACTTCACAATCAGTGTCTAGCCAACACACGTTTGATGCTAATTTAGATGCATCCATCATAGCAGCAGGCTTCTTAAACCATCCTTTGCTTTTTGGATGAAACGTGTCAAAGTTGTACACTTTAAGTGTAGCATCAGGATTATGTCGGTAAAAGTTGTCTTGGAACCACGGGAGTAGCCATTTAGTAGTGCTGTCGCAGCCTGTGATGAATAACTTAGAGAATTGCATAGCCTTCTCCATAATTATGTTTAGCAAGACAACCTTCATGTTTTTGAATAGTTGTAAATGAATCTCTTACTTCAGCCACCCAAGGGTAGAATTCTTGAAGGAATGGAAAGGTTTGGATGTTAAGGAAAACATCAGTAGGTCTAGCTTCTATTTTTGCCTGGTCAATCAACTCAGTAGCACCAAGTGGATTAATACGATAAGCGTGAGCACCAGGAAAATACGGCTTAGACGTAAGTGGATTAGCACCAAAATTATTCGGTGTTCTAAAAGAACCATATGATGGTTTACCAAGGGATATAACTTTAAAGAAAGGTAGGCTCCAAGGTATAACATTAGTTACTACAGCATCATGCTCAAAAATGGTTACTTTATCTTCTTTGCTCTCAGCACAGAACTTCCATATAGAATAATGAGATATAAATGCTGCTATACAATTATCTAGACGAGAATATACTTCTTTGAATCCATCTGGAGAAATGCCTTCTTGTTCTAAAAAAGCATAAACATCAGTATTTCGAGGAGTAGTAGCAGGCCATTTCTCAATAGTCATATCATATTTTTCACCAGAACGTATACACCGTTCTGCTGCTTGAACTGACTCTGGAATATCTTCGATTGTAATTACATAGTTTTTCATAGCGTTGTCGTACTTGGAAGCCCCTGAACTCTTGTATAAAATTTACGTGTTACACCTAGCTTATCAACCAATTGTCTACACATGACTGCATCATTTGGCCACACACCATATCGATATGTTAAGCTAATTAAATCTTCAGCGCCTTTTGGTGTTATTACGTAAGACGAATTACCAGCCAATCCTTGTGGAATTTTAATGTCTTTATCAATGTATGGCGCGTATTGAAATGCATCAAAAGATGACACGATCTTATCATAATAATCATGTGCTTTACGTGTTGCCATAAGAGGATTATTAATTCCTAGAATATTAAACTTAGTATCTCGAATATCAAAATCTATTTGATTTACAAACATGGAGTCATGTTCCATAATTAACACTGGTTCTTGTAACTCAAAAGCCATTTGCCACAAGTTAAAATGACTCATAGAACAAGCCATTCTTTTTTTGTAGTTTTTAGTTGGATATGCTTTTTTTGTCAGGCCTGTCGTAAAATCAGTAACTTCGCCTTCCCATGGATAGTTCCATTTAACGTCAGACTCTTCCATGATTTGCTCTACATTATCAGGTGTAATAGCATTGAACCGCATAACTTTAAACTTATTACCAACACTCTTAGAACTGGTAACTAGATTTTCGTATCCTTTTTCAGATACTGAATCACCTTCAACTACTATAGCGTATGCAATCATTTGTCAATCTTCATAATATAGCTGTCAGGCTCACCTGATTTTTCACGTAAGTCAAACTCAACAACCTTTGTTGTAATAGGAATTTGATCTAAGAAGTAATCCATTTCAGAGTCAGCGTATCGTTCTGGGTATTTCTTTAACCACCAGTGTTCTTTCTGTTCTTTTGACATGATATGCAGTGGCCACACATCCTCAATAAAATACATGCCGTCTTCCTTTAACAAAGGATAGAAGACATTAAATGTTTGACCATTTGCTCGTGGCGTATGCAGTCCATCATCTAAAATAATATCAAACTTAGTGTCTGGCCATACTGTTTCAATTAACTCACGAGTGTTTGTTTTAGTCGAGTCACAACGGATCCACTTAACACGTTCATGCTGCAGTACTGGAATATCTTTTGGATCAATTCGTTGGAATGTATCTGCGGCATAAATGGTAGCTTTTGGAAAAAAATCTAGCCAAGCTTGAATGCTTTGACCACGAAAGATTCCAATCTCAAGAAAGTTAATTTCCATAGTTCGCATACCCTGAAACTCAGCTTCATATACGCGATCATAAGAGTGTTTCTTTGCTTTGTCACACCCGTATTTTTCAAATAGTTCCTTTAACATTCCAATAGTTCCTTGTTGGTCCAGTATCAAAATCATAGCCCCAAGTATCAATATCTTTCTTATACCAGTCTGCTACGATTTGTATAGTTTCTGGTGTATATATGTCACGATAACTGCCGCTGTTGAGTGCTGTTACATTACGAGCTTTACTCATTTCTACTAGATTAAAATACTTACATAAATCATCGTTTAAATGTTCAAAGCGTATAATATCACACCTAATATTGTTATCATTATCGCAAATGTGGTCGTAAGCAGGATACCAGCCACGAACGGCTCGGTGCCACATATAATCCTCTCCACCCCATTTGTGACGCTCTTCCAAAAACGCTTCAAAAGAACTGACATCTGCATAACTTGGATCTACCTTCTTTTCTACTTCAATTACTTTCTTAGCGAAGAAATAACGGCTAACAACACGGGACCAAGGATTGCGAATGACAGCAAAGGCGATGTTTCTGTCACGTACTGAGGAATGTATATCGCGCCAGCGGGCGTGTTCAAAACCATGATGGTCTCCTAATGAATTCATTTTGTCTAGCACAGCCTGAGAATATTCAGTAGACTTGTGCACATTCGAACCAGCAATCATAATCTTATTTTGTAGCATAGGACTACGTCGGATTGTCATACCAGCATTTTTCGGAATATGTATGAATAGTTTTTTTATCATTTTTTAACGTACCAAATTAAGTCTGGACCAGTCTCATAGTCTCCATAAACACTTTTAACAGCTCTTTTTACTCCTTGTTGATTAATATCATGGCCGCATACGTATCCACCCGGTTTAATTTTTGGATCCCAAGCTTTAATATCTTTAACTACACTTTCATAAAAGTGATTAGCATCAATAAAAACAAAATCTAAACTTTCATCGTCTACATGACGTGCTGCAGCTGTGCTGTCTTCAAAATATAATTGAGCTCTTTTGTTATTTTTATGTTGTTCAAAAAGAGAAATTCTCCATCCTTGATATACGCCTCTCTTATTTGCAACTTTGTCCCATAAGTCTACACCTATCATAGTTAAATTTTCACATGTATCAAGTAGGTGATTAAACGTTACACCTTCTGCCACACCAATTTCAGCACCTGCAGAAAAATTATTTTCTTTTACTATTTTTTCCAGCCATAGCTTTCTATGATCTTTTGGATGTTTTGTCATAGTACATCTTTCATTAAAGCTTGGACGTCTTCGCCTCTGTTTGGTAACTTATCCTTTAAAAAGAAATGTACAAAATAAGCTTGTTTTATTGCTTCTGGTTTGACCGCAGTGTACAGAGCATTCCATCTATAGTCCATATGCTGCAGTTTCATTTTTTCTTCTCTTACCCAAGTATTAAGTAGAGTCTGATCTGTTGACCACTTCCAGGGTCCAACACCATCTACAAATGGTTTAAATCGCGGCCTACGTAAAAACTGTGTTGGTGTTTCACCGTTTAAATATTTTGCAATAGATTTATTCATGAGCATAACACCCATGTTAAAGAACTCGCCTCCACGACCGTCCCATTTCCAATCAATGTTACGGATGTTTGAGTATTGCATTTTGGAATAGTTTTTAATCTTATTGATGTACCAACTTTGAATTGGCATTTCTTTTTCTATGACGCCGCCAAAATCAACATTTGGATCGAGAATATCAAAAACATTAGGACTACCGGGTCTAACCCATACGTCACTATCAATGATCGCAACTTGGTCATAACTTTTAAGATATGTGAAAGCATTTTCTTTCTCATAAATTGGTAAGTAGCCACCATATTTTTCATACGATTCTTTGCTTCTATTCGTGTTAAAGGGATCTGGTTTTATCATTAAGATTGGTGTTTTCTGACATACATAGTCAGCACCAATTTCTTTAGCATAAGCTTCAACCGAGGCAGTACAGTGATCGTACAACCTCGATTTTTTTCCGACATAAACTTGGTATATCAAACGTTTCATAACGAATACCCATTTCTATTCTTTCTTAGAAGAGCTGCCTTTCGAATAAGCTTGAGCACCAAAGAAAGCTGCAACTAAACCAGCAATAGCGACAAAATAAGTTGGTGCAATATCGCCAATTAACTGTGCTGCATCATCTACACCAAATATGCTGGTTGCGAGAATAAGAACTGGATATAATAACATACCCCACAATGCAAACCAAGCCATCTGGCGAATCTGATCTTCTTTAGCGTCTTCGTTTTCTTGCATCTTCCTTTTGTGTTCAAACTCTGCTATCTCTTTAGCACGAGCCATTTCTTCATCTGTAATGATACCATCACCGTCGGTATCAAGATGAGCATAAATTGAGTCTGCAGCAAGAACTTTAGCTTCTTTATTTTCTTTGGTTTTTTGTTCTACGCCGAAAGCGTTTTTATCTGCCATGTTATTTGTCCTTTTAGACATAACGAAGGCATAATGTACATCTCAACTCATGCTTTATCTAATATTTCTTCTGCTAAATCACGAGCTGTCTCGTAATTTTTTCGAAGACGATTACTTGAGTAGCCATATTCTAAAAACCACTCAAGGTTATTTATAGTGCCATGTTTTCGACAATCGTCATTAAATCGAAAACGCTTAACCGTTTCTTCCCATTGGAATCTCAGGTTTAAAATGTTAGCCAACGATGTATTCATAGATTTCCTTCCATGTCGCGAATGTTGGAAACTCATCGTTATCCATGTTATGAGCATGTTCAACGACAAGACTTTCTAGACCAAGACGATCACCAAGGCGAGCATTTTCGATCTTATCTTCGATCCAAATAAGTCCGCTATCGCGATAAGGTTCTAGGACTTCATCTTTATCAGCACCAGTATCTTCAAAGATAAACTTTTCAAATACAGTTTCACCAAATAGTTTTTGAGCATTTTGAATACGTAATTTTTGAGCTGATTGATCTTTTGACAAAGATGTAATCATATGAAACACATATCCATGCTTGCGATGTAGTAAGTCAATGTAATACATTGCATCACGTAAAGGTGGTAGAAAACCAATTGCGGCTGACTCATTAAACATTTTACACATCAGCTTTTTGGTTTGACCATCTAGGCCATAACGATCACCCATATCATAGTAATCCTCACCTCCATCGACCATTTTATAGCCGTGGCTTTGAATCCAAACGTTAAAAGCATACTCCCAGTTCATGAGTACGCCGTCACAGTCAGTAAGAATTACCTTGTTTAAGTTGTTTAACATTATTTTCTCCTTCATTATAGTAATATTCTACCATAGTTTGAGGAGAAAGTAAATAGTCTTTTTTCATTTCTATGCTTTTAATTCGGATATCTTTGTTTTGAGATTGAAACTTATGTTTTCCACGTTTTTTATTGCGAGGGTCGAATCGGCTGTATTTTGCCATTAGATTTTTTCCTGTCCAAAGTTACGAGTATTTTCAATTTCTGCGGCGAAGTCTTCGTATCCGCCTATATACTTATCGTTCCACGTTATTTGTGGAACTGTCTTAGCTTCTGGAAAGAGTTCACGAAACTCACGTTTTAATTCATCGCTGTAAATAATAATGTATTCATACTTCAGGTGATATTGCTCGGCTAGAGAACGAGCTCGTTTACACCAAGGGCATGTCTCTGTAGCATAAATTTTTATCATATCCATTCTACCACTTCTGTTATGTTAGGTTTGTCTTCTGTTGATTCTTGATATCTTTCTAGATCGGGATATCCTGCTGACATAATAAATTGAACTTCATCATCAATAAAATCAAATCCTTTTTCTTGCCACAAATCTGTTCTGAGTTCCCAATCTTGAAAACACAATGTGTAAGAAACATCTAGACCTTGCTCTATTAGCATTTTACTTAAAATTGTAGCATGCATGCCGATTTCTATATTAGTATTTTTAATAATAGCTCTAGTCTTATATAAATTAGGATCTAAAGGTGGTTGAATATGGCCAAAACTTATATCTGATTCAACCTTAGAATTTGCGGTTGCAAGTCTAACAGTGTAAATGAATTGGTATGGCGCAGTGAGCAAATTATAATTAGCTCTAACATTAGAAACACCAGCAGCAGATATGTCATATAACCCTTGGTTTAGTTCTTTATTGAAGGGACCTATTACCCACACTTTATATGGCATTAAATTTTGTTTAGAAGCAACCGCATTATAGGTCTTACATAAACATTCGTCTATTAAAGACTTATCAGGTGTCCTATTTTGGTCATACCACCTAATCTGTTTTCTGTTTTCTATAATTTCATAGAACATTCAACTACCTTATCTTTAACATTTCTTTTGTCATAATGTAGTCTCTTACAAGGTCAGATCGAATAATATCTTCCCATCCAAATTCAATAGTACGGAAAAATCTCATTTGCTCGATGATTGCGAGAAACTTGATAAGTCCATTCTTCTCATCTTCATATTTAAAATCTGTCTGATAATAATCACCTGAAAAAATGATTCGGCAATCTTCACCGACACGTGTAACAATACTATCTAATTCGTGAAAGTTACAATTTTGCATTTCATCGACAATAATAATAGAGTTATCGAACGTAGATCCACGAATAAATGACGTAGACTCAAATCGTATTTTCTTTTGTGTTATAAGCTTTGACCAGGCTTGATCATAACCAAAAAGATCATGGCAAATAGAACGATATGGTATTGTATATGCTAGTTTTTTTTCTTCTTCGTTTCCTGGTAGAAATCCAATATCACGCGTTGGAACCATCGAACGAATAATGATAAGCTCACGATAAATCTCTGGCTTATCCATCATTTCTTTCATTGCAAGATACATTGCAACAAACGTTTTACCAGTGCCTGCACAACCAGACAGAACTAAATTATATCCTTCTTTCCAACGCCCAAAAGCTTCTTCTTGAGTATCAGTAATAGGATCGTGTTGCTCCAATTCATCTAAGGAGACTTTCATAGAATTTGACAATTTCATTCTCTCACACTTTAATCGTGTTACCTCTACCTGATCCGTCTTTAATGCGTTGGAGATTATCCTTCCAACCGCCATCAGTTTTACTTAACAAGCTTCCTGTACCACCTACAATTTTGGGAGCTGACAACACTTGACTAATGTTTGGCATTTCATCGAGTGTTACCTGTAACTCATCGTATGAGCAGAAGATTTCCCATGTATCTCCAGTTTTATTATCTTTCAATGTATACGTTGGCATATTCGTTTCCACTTATTCCATTGTTCTTCTACATTGTATCTATGCATGACTTTCCAATATCTATTTTTACCAGCGCCTGACCACACTCTTACAACCTTATTGCCTTTTGGCGATTGTTCAAGCCTAAGCCATGTACCTGGATTTTTTGGATCTCCAAACTTTAGTTCTTCTAAAATTTCGTACTCAATTTCTTGAAACATTATAAGCCTTTTCCATATGAGACGTCTGCTTTTTGATTTACGTATCTTTGAATTTTACTAGAGCTTTTCACCATGTAGTTATATATTGTTTGTTCTAATTCATGAGCTTCGATTTCCCAAGGCCTTTCATAATAAGGTACATCCAAAGTATTATAATGGTCTTTTTCGTATGCAACTCTAAAAGGACCGGCTAGATTGCGTAATCTTCTTGTGGCAAACTGCTCTACATGGATAAGCTCATGAGCGAGGGTCTCGAGTGTTTTCGCAAAGGACTCGACGCCAGAATAGTTTAATCTAATAACATAAAACTTTGGAGACTTTTCATAGTGATCCTCAACATCCATGTCACCCCAAACTAATCTTTCTTTATACAAGTCCTTTACCATGTTGATTTCAAAGAACAGCGTACGTTTCATTCTCTTTGACACTAAGACATCCAAGGCAGAACTAACTGCCTCGGCCATTACGTCTTTTTGTAAGTCAGATAGTTTATATCCAGTAAAAGTAATCATGGCGCGACATTAAACCAAGCAGGAATATCACGTTTAGTCCAAACCATTTTGAACCGATCTTGTTTAGTTTGATAGAAAGCACGATATGCTTCGACTGGATCGCCAAGAGCAATACATTCTGGATAATCTTTCATTGCTAGTTTAAATGGTGTCTTAACACAATTTTTATGTCCAAAGCCTTTGATATTACGTGGAGGCAATACAAGAAGATCACGTAGTTTTGCTGTACCATGTTCTTTGTCATACCTATAAGTATATTCGTTAAGCAAAGCAACAAAGTGATCGTAATGCCACTTGTAATTTGCGGCAGACTCCATAGTCCATACAGTTGATGGGTGGCCATGATGGACAGCCTTGTATAGACGTTCTTCCTTATTAGAGTCTGGATGGACCCAATAGTTAATCATACGTTTGCCTGACTTTGATGGACGTTTTTCAACATAGCCATCGAGCATACGATGAGCAGTGGATAGCATTTGTGCTGATTCCACAATCATTTTTACCACATGCTTGTCACACTGTAACTGTGCAGCAAGGATTGGATTTTTATCTAGAATAAAGATATTCATGTATCTACTCCGACCATAATAAAGAATACTTTAATATTATATCAAGTATTTCAAGTTTGTACACCACTTTATGCGGTAATCTCCGTTAATTGTTTGACTTTTTCATCTAGGAATTTTTTCTTTGCTTGGATTTTTCTCACTAAATCCTTCTTTCCTTCATTTGTTAGTTTTTCAACAAAGATGTCCAGTTCTGCTGAATCTTTTTGTAGTCTCTCTAACGTTGTCATGTAAAAGTCTCCTTTAAAAGTGAAAAACTGGTCCTTCATGGAAGGACCAGCATCAAAATTATTTTTATTATTGTTTTTATTGATTCGATTCACGATACAATTAATCCTGGAAACGCCTCCTGTACTGTTGCTTTCGTAATTCCTGTTACCGGTAACTTTTTATTAATCATTCCTATGACTAGCTCCGCGTCTTGTGGTTCAATTGTTTCAAGCATGCCAATAAAGATTTGCTCTCTCTTGGCTTTCATTAGCTTGTCTCCTTTACCACCTTTCACAAAGTACATAAACTTTTTATGCTCTCTTAAAAGATTTCCTGGAGCACTATGTTGTTCGTTTGCTGTGTAAGGTGGGGTTCCTGCTGGCAGATTCCATTGAACTGAATCATCAAAGGTTCCTCGAAGGATGTCTTTAAGAGCCCAGGATTCGTTGGCTCTTAGAGTTTCAATCTTCTCAACTTTGGTTCGTTTTTTTCTGGCTTCTTCAATTACTTCATGGACACTTTTAACCATTAAATAAACTCCTGAACACTTTCTAATAATAATTTACATCGCTTCTGAATAAGATATGGAAACACTTTGCCTTTGTTCGCCAATGGATCCTGATCTTCATAGGTATTTATAATTTCTTGTTTTATAGCTGTAGGTGTTTCTGTTAAATCTATTAATTTTTTATTCCGTAAATAATTACGATAAATGTCATCACCCATAGCAGATTGCAAGTCTTCTGCTTGGATCCAAGCTTCAATCTTTTTCTTAGTTACTGGAGATTGTCTACGGCCCTCAACAAAAACATTGTCATCAGACAGCACATTAGGGACTCCGTCGCCACCATCTCCGCGGAAAATGTGTTCCATCATATAGAGACGTGGATTGTCATGTTTAACATACTTTTTAGTCATTGGAGAGAATTGTTTGATGTTATCGTATTTTTGTAACTGTATAAAGTCTTTATCAGCAGATACAATCATAACAGGCTCATGCTTACCAAATTCCTGAGTTTCCAATGCAATTTGTGCAATTACATCGTCAGCCTCACAGCCATATTGGTGCATGACTTTGTACGGAAAGTTGTCACGGATTTCGTCACGGATCATATTAATGATGCGGAACATTTCATTCCAATCAATTGAAGACTCATCACGTGATTTCTTACGGCTGGCCTTGTATTGTGGATATACATCTTTACGCCAGTTTCCGGCGCCATCGGCAACGATTACAACTTCACCATATTCTTTATGAAACTTCTGACGATACATACGAATCGAATTAAGAATCATATGACGTATGAGATTTTCGTCAGCAGCTAATCGTTGTACTACCACATTGCCGATAGCAATACCGTTAAAGTCAATTAAGATCATAGTTTACTCCTACATTATGTAACCATTCTACCATATTTCACATCAATTGTAAACCATTTATTTTTTCTTTTTCATCTTTTCTTCTGCGGCTTGGACAACCTTTGGATCAATCACACCTTCTTGCATGAGTCTGTGCCTATTCGCAAGGTGCGCTGTTGCAACATCTGCTTTGTTTTGCCCATAGTATTTTACGGCATGACCTTCTTCAATCAAAATGTCAGTAAGTAGTCTTTTTTGCCCTTCATATTCTTCAACCCAAAAATCGCCAAGGACTCGTCCAAACTTACCTTTCATATCCTCGCCATCTTTGTTTACTTCCGTTTTTAAGATAGCATGATCGTCAGCGTGTAACAATTCTTTGACTCGAGCTTTCGCAGCTTCGCCAAAAACATCTTCTACTTTATCTGAAGTTCTTGACTCTGGAGTATCAATACCCATGATTCGTACTCTTTCGTCGGTAAGTACAATTCCAAAACCTAGGTCAATATCAACATCAACTGTGTCGCCATCAACGACCTTTAGTACTTTGCACCTGTATTCGTACATCTTCTATTCCTTTTAAATGTTTACTATGAATCTTGCCTCCAATAAATTCATTATAATAATCATCACGGAATAAAACTTCACGGTCAATTTGTTCTTTCATTTCGAAATATGTCATCTCACCTTTAGACTTGCATAAGCGGAGGATTTCTCTTTTGAATCGATCACGTCCTTCATTCTCAACAAGAAGTTTTACTTCTTCATTTGATCCAAAATAGTCTTTCCAGTCAGATTCTGATTTCTTTACTCTTCTTCTCTTCTGACCTTTGAGTGGCGGAAGTCTGCGGGTTGACCATAGATTTTTCTTACCTACATACTTCTTACCGTTATTTAAATCAGTAACCAAATAAACAAAACCGGCCAAGCTTTCGATATCGTGCTCGGCCGGATTAAATTCTTTATCATTATAAAGCCACATTATATTCTCTTCATCTATTACCGATGACTATATTTATAATGTGCTACTCATCTGAGTCTAGGTCGTCAATTACGTCTGCATTTACCTCTTCACCACATACTGGACAAAATTCGGGCTCCGTAGTAGATGAAACCTGAGTTTCTTCATCACAAAAATAACACTCAATATAATAATGCCTCAATTATACCTCCTTAGAAGTCGATTTCACATGCGCCTCCAGCACATGCCGCTGCTCCCATCGTATCTACTTCAGTGTAACGTTTTTCTGTTAAGTCTTCTAGCCAATCAATTGGTGTGAAGTTTTTATTAATTTTGTTCCACTTATGAAGCAAGTACGAATCTTTGAGACAATACTCAGCTTTCTTGGTATCATTGTCGAGATAGTTATCTGCAAAATTGTTAAAACGTCTTACCCAATCTCGTTTCAACGCGTTTTCTGCACTATCCAATGTTAGATCATCTCCGAACCCATGTGCTGTTGAACATGCTGACCATAGATTGTCAAACGCGTTCAAAGCATCAACTACAAGACCAGAAGCAAAGATTGCCGCTGTGTCATATTTATTCACCATTTCTTCAGCACTAATCACAGCCGTTTCTGGAGCTTGGTTGTAGTCTTTATCGCCTGTTGCTGATAGGAATGAGATACCTGCAAATGAATGACGATTTTCAAACACATAGCGTTCTACTTCATCCCAATCTTCTACAATAATAGTATTTGATACGTTATGACGTACACCTTTATCTGCACACAGCTCTTCGTTAGTACCAGCATTTACCCAATGTTTTTGAGCCAGCTTTACTTTTTCAAGATGGTCTACACCAATCAATTCATCTTTATAGATTGAACCTTCTTTTGGTACAATTGGGAATGAGATAACTACATCTGTTCCACCAGCAGACCACACTGATTCTTCCACCATATGTGGATTAATACGTTGGATAGCTTGTGTAACTTCTGATTCTTTGTTCATTTGAACATTACGAATATACATAGAAGAATGCTCAGCATGAATACCAGAACCAGTTTGTAGTAGTACTGAAGCGTTTCCTGATGGCTTAACACACGTTGTTCGAGCAGCTGGATTGATTCCAATAGCTTTTGCAACTTCTCGGTTTGTTTGTTTGACAATTTCTGCGCCTTCTTCAAGAATTTCAGGATCAAATAACACATCGGGATTATTCATCCAACCAGTAATAGATGCACCAATTAGTGCTTCACGATCGAAAATATTTTTAGCAGTATCACCAAGGAATTTAAAGTCTGTGTAACCAGCTTGTAGTGTACCAAGAATAGAAGCAGCACGACATGCTTTAAAGAACTCTTCTTTTGAAGTACACATCCCACCGTTGATTTCAGTTAGGTTACAACCTTGCCAACCTGACTTACCATTGATCTGTGGGAACATACCAATCTCAACACAAGGATTAGTTGTATGCTCACG